AGCGATGTCCATTGCCGTCAGAGAATGCGTTACAGGTAGCTTTAGCCACCGCAAACCACCGCTGCCCGGCTTGACTTATAGCGGAAGTTATTGGTTAGTGCCTTTAAAATCAAATAAATACTAAAAACCTTTCGGAGTATAGGAAACCGACTTAAAGCAATGAGTACAACTATTGTAAAAACAGCATCAGTAAAAGTAATGTTGAGTTATGACTACTCCCATTTTGAGGCTTCAATGTCGCTTGAAAATGAATTTGGGTTGACAATGAACGAAATTGACGAAGGAAGAAAGAGCTGCCAAAGATTAGCGGACAAGGCCGTTAATCAATACAAAAAAGCTAAAAAAATGGCTGCGGACCGTTCTGACGGTGAGTATAAAATGCAAAATTTTGAAAGCCAATGCAAAAAAATTATGCAGAAGCCGGAAGGTGAAAGAACTATCAATGAGGTTGCAATGCTGAAAAGATACCAAGACGAAGATTGGCAGTCTCAATTTGATTGTCGTTACGATTATGAAGATGATGACGAGAATCTATCTTTCTAAAAAAGTCAGCGGTAATGCTGAAAGATGCTTTTGGCATTACCAATAACGCATGAATGCTACCAGAAGGGCGGGATTTGAAACGATGTCCATTATTTGAAACACTACTACCCGACTTTTTGGTAGCATAAGTTGTGGTTCAGTGCTTCGAAGTCGATAATTAAAACTTAAAAACTCATAAAAATGAAAAAACTTAAACAGTTCCTATTTGATGCTTATTGTATTTTGGATCATCCATTTACTCAAGCAATTTTATGTGTCGCAATTATCATTGCAGTTATTCTTTTGATCAATGGAAAAATATAAAGTTGATCTTGAAAAAGTATCGTGCTGCAATCGTTTTGAATGCAAAATATTATGCACTCCTGACAATTGCTTCAATGAACACTTTAAGTGCACATGGTTTGCAATCGCTATAAAAGTCGCTGAAGATAAAATATCAAATAAATGTCAGTGCCTAAAGAACGATTACTACCATCTTACAGAAACTATTTGTCCTCATTGCGGCAAAACATACGATGAACAGTATGATCGTCAACGAAGCACTTAGCATTGACCACAACTAGTATATATCGGCAAGTTTATAGTACTTTTCAGTTTTTGAACATTTTATTCTAAAAGTAAAACTTCTATAAATTAATAACTTATAGACGTTTTTTAATGAATATATTTTAACGTTCAAAATTTAGTAAAATAATGTATTTTTATTGTTTAGTTAAACATTAACTCAATTCTTGCAGCCAATAAAGTAGGTGTACACCCGCTGATTAGAACAGTTGATCCGTTACCGCGTATTCCTGTGTATGCAGTTCCTTTGTCAAAGCTTTGCAAATCTTCATTACTCCCGTCAATTTCAAATACATTAACAAAAGCTATTTTTCGTCCGGTAAGAGTATGAGTAATTAACATGTTGCTTCCACCGATTAACGATACTGTGGCCCATCCAGTAGGCGAAAATGTAGCTCCGGCTATCTTAGCCGATAAATCTCCGGTTGGTAGGTTAATCTGATAAGGATTAGTTTTTACGTTAATTATGCTCTGTATGTCAATATCTAATGAAATGGCAAATGCCATGACTTCAGCAAGCGCATCCTCTACATTTGTAGCATCATAAATGCTTGCAGCGTCAACTATTGGTACTTCGCTTGCTGTTTGATCGTTTGCGAATGCGACCATCTCTAATGTGGTTAAATCTGCTTTAAACTCATAATCGTATAGCCCTATTCTTACTTTCATGCCATCGTGTCGACTACCGATGTCGATAGTTGCTAATACTTCAGCCTCTGAAATATAGGCCGTTCCAACGTTTAAATATGTACTTTCAATAGGTAGTCCTGTTGTAGAATAAAATCCTATGTCAATTGGTGTTCCGGTCATGACGTTAATTTATAAGTTATATAAGTTGATGAAGGATAAGGAACGAATGTGATTGGACTGATGAACGTATAAATATTCATTAATACCTCATTGTTCCCGAACGTAAAATAGGCGGTAGTTTTTGCATAAGCTCCAAGTAATTCAAAGCCTTGAATAATATAAGCACTTGTAAGATTGCCGAAAGAAGCAGGATAAGCAAAACAATTTCTTGTTCCTAACTCTATTTCGTAATTATGAATTGTTGTTTGTTTGACAGCCTCTAATTCGGTCATTAATTTAACCTCAGTTTCATTTGGTGCAGCAGAAGTAACAAGGCCAATGTACATTTTAGTCGCTGAATCTGGTATTATTGGCTGACTTTCGGCAGTTCCAAGATTATCTACATTAATTCCTATTGCATTTTTTTGCGTAAGTTTTATAGACGCTTGATACATGGTACTATTTCCTAATCTTTCGGCTTCAATTTCCCCCTGTTTTATGTATTGAATTCCATTCACCATAAAAATATCAAAGTTTGAAATAATTCCAAGCTTTGAAATAATATAGTCAGGTATTTGATTTGTTTTAAGCGTTTTGCCTGTAAAATACGAAGCTGAAAGAATAGTTAAGCTTTGAGAACCTTCCAATACTTCTGACTTATCGCTGTCGTTTAAATCAATATCTAACGCATCTATAAAACAATCTAAATAATTTCCGGTGCTTGTTAGTGCAGACCAGTCGATAAATCTATTATCAAGATCCGATTGTATTCGATCAAGATTAGTATATTTTATGTTTTTGATCGTTCCCTTTAGTATTTCTTGAGTAAGATCATAAACATTAATTGGTTCGCTTGTTAACACATTCGCACCCTGTGTAGCGGTAAAATAAACAATTTTGTCATAATACGAAGAATCAAGAGTCACTACAAAATTAGTATAATATCTATTGTCGGTAGTTCCGTAACTAGTATTGTATGCGTTTGTTATAGATTCTATTTCTGACAGTCCAGAAAATGATTTTAATGTAATATTTGCGTCAGTATCTGACATAAACTGCAAATATAAAACATGATCTTTGTTGAATTTTTGATAATATGGAATAATTAAGTTATTTGAATGTTTTCTATTCAAATGAAGCGTATTCCACATATTCGGAAATTCAGCCGGATAACTTTCTAGTTTCTTAAAAGTAACGCTATTTGCTATTGAACTTGCTATCATACCTAAATGTTTTCACAAATTTAGTAAAAAGTTATATAGTTTAATATTTTTCAATAATTGTTATTTCTGCAACATCTTCATTGTTCATCATTTCAAAGTCAATTAGGTAACCTTTTATTTGCTCCCCTGTAACATCTACGCCAAAGTCTATCCAACCGTATAAGTTAGATTGCAATATTTCTAAATCTTTTTTTGTAAATGTGCATCTTATTTTATGCTTCATTGGCAAAAAAATCGGATCGTGCAATGATGATACTTGGATGTTTTGATTTTCTTGAATTGTGTATTGATCAATGCCAGATTGCGAAGTGCCGGAAGTTTTAAGCGTTTGAAGCTTATCCGATGTTTGAAACGTCAAATAACTACCTGTAAATATGTCTTTAGTAAGTGCTGATTTAATTCTGTTTGATTGCCTTAAAAGCATTCGAGCAGGAGTAAAGTATCTATTTAGTAAATCTTCACCAAATACGCTTGATCCATCAATGATAGCTATATTTTCCGATCGTTCAGGCTTCCAATTAATGCCATTTATTTGCGTTTTTGTGATAAATATATCTGAGTCTTGCTTAGTGTCTGTTGTGTCTATCGGTATATTCAAACTATCCAATATTCCTTTTGTGTCTCCCCGGTATGCTGCAATAGCTTCAAACTTGGTAGCCGTATTTAGAATTAATGTTCTTTGGCTTGTTGTGTTTGGTTCTGATCGTCCATTGATCTGTAAATATTCATACTTATCAAATCCTGATTTAATATCATTCGGAGCGAACTCAATCATAACCTGGGATTCAATATCGTATTTATTGATTCTGCTTGACAATGGAGGACTAAAACCAATTTCATTATCTTGAAAAAAATAAGCGTAATTTTCAATTCTGAGTCTATTTGTTTCTGAAATAGTTTCAAATCCATAGCCCAAATTCCAACAAGCGTTTGATGTTTTGAATAGGTCTTTGAAATTTATTGCAAGTGGGGTATCGCTTAACTTTAATCCCCTTAGATTTAACCCATTTTGAATATGCGCAAACGTTAATTGATTCTCTGATGTATATGTATTTCCTTGATCATTAAATTTAATTTCATCACGACCAAAAAACTCTGAATAAATAGGATATTGAGTATCAAAAATATGTTGCCCTATCCGCTCGAATGCTTCATAAATTGGCATTCCTTCAACATCACGAGCAGGAGACGCTGCAACCTCTTGCGTAAATGAAATGTTAGTGTCGATAAAATACGCCTTAATACTTTTAATATTGCCTGTTTTTACTACAAGTCTTAGACTTTCACCTTTTTTTATTTCGATTGTTTCTGAAGAGTCAAAAGATACAAATCCTTTTGAGTTTCCAAACGTTCCAAGCTCTATTTCAGTAAAGTTTATATTAAGTTCATCTGAAATTATTAATTGTAATGTCCACGGTGGAGTTCCTACGTGCCTCTCAAATACTGTAAATAAAACAAAATATTTAAAGATAAATGTCCGATCAAATTGTGAATTATTTAATAATTTTGGAATGGCTGTAATATTTACAACCCTATTCATTGATTTAACGGCCTGAATTTCTCCGTTAAAGTCATTTTTAACTATCGACAAAGGAATAGAGGCATAACAGTTAGTACCCTTGACCCTAGGTAAGTCTGGGTCTAATTCTGATGCAGTATTTAATTCTGCATAGTGATAAATATTAGTAGCATCATAGTTAATAGTTTTACGCAATAATTCGTAATCCATTATCGTTGCGCCTCCGATAGATGTTAGCTTTGTTAAATCGACATTAATATCCTGACGCTGGTCTAATTTAGTTTGAAAAGAACTATTTATCGCTTTTACTTTTATCCCGAATGAAAATCCACCAACTTTAACGACTTGATAGAAATTAAAATCAATATTGTATCGGGTTGGGAATGGGATATATTTTCGCCCTTGTGATATATTTTCGAAGTCGAACTCTTTCCACCAGTAAGTAATTAACGTACATTTTGCGTTCAATCCTGAAGTTTTATATAAGCCTCTGAGCATTTCAGCAGCATTACCAACGAACGTTAATGCATCTGAATTAGATGAAACGAAAACACCCCCAACATTAAGGTCACGCTTAATCATTATTTTGCCGGATGCCCATTCTAATGGCTCGGTATCGCATACAATTGTTTTAGTGTCGCCTACTAACTCAAATCGATATTTACTCGGTGTGTTGCTTTGGATGTCGGTTGGAAATGTCATATTAATTGCGCATTAAACGATTTAAATAAATGGTCTGGCTATTGCTGGTAGCATAACCTATTTGTTTGTGATCTTTGTCAAGAATAGCCACTGGCTTATTTAAAATTGCCCTCTCGACACTTTTAAGACCGTGTAAAATTCGATCGTCGGTAGTTGTATTTCCGGAAAATCCACCATGTCCTGTCATTGACATTATTTTTTCAGTTTCGGCATTTGTTTTAATTTCCATTCCTTTAAATTTTGAGCCTTCAAAGTATGTAGCTTTATTTGCCATCACGACATCACCAGACTTTAAAAAACCCAATTCTCGGCCAGCCTCTCCAAATATACCCAGTCCGTCTTTTGCAATACCCCCATCTTTATATTTTGGGATCGGTTTTGCAGCAACAACGCCAAGTTGTAATGCGCCCAAAGCTAATACCCAAGCCAAGAATGGCATACCCCCAGTAAGTGGAGATTCTGCAACAGCTTTAGCCGCACCCATAGCGGTACTAAGCGCAATATTAAACATAGCTTGTAATTTGTCAGCTTTTGCCTGTTTTGTCTTAATTGCAGCAGCTTTTTTATCGTATTCAGCGTTAATTTGGTCTTTCTGCTTTGCCGTCAGCTTATCATTATCAAGTTTCTTTTCACGTTCTTTGTCCAGTGCTGAAAGTTCTTCATCACGTTTTGCAGATCCAATGTCGAATATTCCGTTGACCGTTTCGGCTGCAATCTCAAATTGCAAATCCCGTATCTTTTCGGCTGTTTCTTTTTCGAGTTCGGCTTTCTTTTTTGCATCGTCTTTCTGTTTATCTTTCTTTTTTTCTTCAATGTCGTACCAGTTTTCAAACTCTTTTTCTTCTCTGCTCATTGCATCTTTTAGAGCCTCGTCCATCAAGTCGGCTTCGTCTTTGATCAGCTTTTCATTGATAGCATTCTTTTCTGTTCCGCCCCGAACGATTAAATCTTCTTGTTTCTTTAGTCCATCTTCAACGGCTTTCGCTTTGTCCTTTTCTTTTTCCTGAACGTCTTTTTCGTCTTCTTCTTGTTGTATTTCCTTTTCGGCAGCTACTTTTTTATTAGAATCGATTACTTCATCGTTCATTTGTTTGATAAAATTAAATCTACTCGACTGCAATCTGATAGTTTTTTGATTAAGCTCATTTTCTTTTTCTACGGTTTCTGCATACATTTCCTGAAGTTTCTGAAATGCAGCTTCGTTTTTATTTACAAATTCTGAAAACATTCCGCCCTTTTTCTCTTCTGATTTTAATTGCTCCTGATCATACTGCAACCATTGTTCGACAAGCTTTTGCTTGCTTTCAATGCTTAATTTATTATCATTAATTAATGCCGCAAGATTATCACGATTAGCAATAGTTCTTTCCTTTTGAAACTGAACCTCTAACTTATTAACCTGCGATTCTTTTGCCATAGCTTCATCTGCCAATCTAAGCCTTTCTGAGTAGCTTAGATTGACATTTTTTGAAGCTAAATATAAATCAGTATATTCTTTAGAAAGTTTTGCAATTGTAATCTTAGATGCAGATTCCCTATCTTTTATATCATCCATTACTTCTTCAAAATTCTTTCCGGCATTTGCTGCATCCATAATGGCATCTCCCAAGCCTCCAAAAGCATCTTTGCCGTTTTTCTTTACGCCCTCCCAATTAAATGTCACTAAAGACCAAAGCATTTTATAGTAACTCATTGCACGGTCGATGAGAATATCCATTACATTTCCAATCGCCTTTAATGTACTTGCCATCGCCACAGCACCTTTATCGGTAGAAGTAAAAGCCTTATAAAGCAATGCTAATGAACCAACTATTACGGCTATAATTGCGCCTATTGGATTTGCAACTAACGCCCATAAAGCCTTTCCGAAAGTTGCCGCTGCGCTTGTAGCACCTCCAAGTGCAGGTGAAAGATTTCCTAATTGGTCGGCATAACCCCCAACTCCTCTTTGATGCCTATTTGTTGCAGCTTCCGCTTCTCCTATCTCACGACTTAGGTCATTTATTTCTTTGGCTGCTATTTTTGTTCTAGTCCCAGTCTTGTCGTATGCTGATGTAAGTTCAGATAGTTTTTGCCTCATTCGAACTAAAGATCCTTCCTCTGCCTGATCGGCTTTTATCTTATCCTTTATGGCCTTTGTATTTTCGCCAATTTGAATACGATTCTTTATTAAAGATTCCGTTCTTTGATCGGTTAGTTGCTTTAATTTAGCTTCACTTGCTGCCAATTGTTTACCAAGCGAATCTATTTGTTTTGAATTATCTTGCGTTTGTTTTTGAGCCTTATTGAGACCCTCAAAAGAAACTACATTTTCACCAATAGCTTTACTTCCTGTTTCAATAGTCTTAACCAATCGAAGGTAATTTTCAACTGTTTTATTAATATCGGTGTTTACAGTTTCAAATCCCTTATGTATTTGTTCTAATTGAACTATTTCGCTTGATTTAGCCATTTTCTTGCTGTATTTGTTGTTTCTTAATCTTATCCTCTGCAATCTGTTTCATTTCAACAAATGAAATTAAAAGCATATTGACATTGTAAGGCTCTCCCATGAATGAGAAAACAGAATATAAAATCTTTTGAAGATTAGTTTGCTTAATCGTGTCGTCTTGTTTTTGCTCCGGATAAGTCTCTTTGTGCTTATCTATTTTGAATTTTACGTATTCCTCGAAATCATGCAAATCGTTAGGCGTTTTAATTTCAATTCCGGTAACTCTTTTTATTTCTGAAATTACTGTAAGTAATTGTTTTGACTCATTAATCTCACCATCTTCTATAATCTTGAAAATATTTATTTGACTTTTTAAATTGAACTCAATTATTGCAGCATTATAAAGAGCTTCAAGTACCTGAATTCTTCGATATGACAATAGTTTTTCAATAGCTACCTGCAATTCGTCAATCGAATTGTCGCCTATAAGTTCATTTATCTTAGAAGCTAATTTCTCAAGCTGTTTGTAGCATAAAAACATCGGAATAAACCAATACTTTTTCAAATGACTAGCCGACTTGGTTGCATCTAAAATAATTACGTCATTCAGTGTTATTTGGTGTATTTTTTTTATCATTTTGATGTTATAAAAGTTATTACAATCAATAAAATCAAACATAACAAAAGTGATATTTTGGCAATTTTTATATATATTCCAACTGATTTTAAATAATGTTTTCTGGCATTGCTCCAAGCCTCATCATTCATATTAATATCATAATTTCCTTTTAGCATGGTTTAAGTTTTAAATATTTGCAAATAGTCGTTAATTATTGCCGAATCATTTATTTTTTGTGTTTTGGGTTGGTTATTTGGAGCAACTCCGAATATTTTACCGTATGCACCGGCTAACCATTTAGTTTTATAATCTTTTGAGCTTATGAAATATTCCTTTTCGCTTGGCATTGTAAATATCATTTTACCCTGAAATGCCCCAGACACAAACAAATTAGGATATGTTTTGCCCATTCGCCTTGCGTACTGTTTGCTTAGTGTTGATCTTCCAGTCCTTGAGTGAATCAATTGTTTGTCGTCGGCATCTTTACTATTTAACATCTGGCTCCTATTAACGTCAAGAATTTCGTCCTTATTTCCTTCAATAACACGAACTACATTAGCCGTGAAATTTGATAGGTATTGATTAGACTTCTTTTGGATGTCAAGTATTCGAGCCATCAAAATGATATTAAAAAGGGGAACTAAATTCGCTCCCCTTGTTATTTACTCAGGTGATGCCACCTTTTTATTTTTTACTGTAAGTTTCCCTCCGAGCAACAAATAAACATCTTCGGCACTTTCTTCAATCTTACCCTTAATGGTCAAATCGTAGTACTTTTTGAACCATTCAAAACCATTATCTTTTAATGATTCTGGGAGTGACATAGTTCCGATTACCATTATGCCGTGTATTTATTAATTGTCAAAGCATTCGAAAGATACGAAATTGCACCCCCAACTACTTTATATCCTTGGATTACTACATCTCCGGTAATGTTGCCAGGCACTCCTGACAGAATAGCCAATGTATATTCGCCAATTGCGGCATTTGCAAAATTATTTACCGCTAATGTAGTGCCGACATCAGTAACAGATTTTAAAGCCCATTCTGATGTGGTAGTTAATCCGGCATAAGGTCGGGTCGAATTGCGATAAGTTGCCTTAATCACTACTAATCCGGTAGTATTTGCAATAGGTGTTTTAACTTCAATGTCGATGCCGATCGGGTTCAGATCTTCGACGGCCTGAACATAGCTAAAATCAGTGCGGATAACGTCTGTATTTCCTCCCCACTCTTCGATGTCGTCGAAGTAGATAAAGAAAGGATAAGATTTAATCTTATCTGCTCCCACCGGAGGTAGTCCGTGTTTCAGTTCAAAATGGCCACGAAATCCAGTAAAGTTTGTATTACTTGCCTTAGTTCCGTAAAGTGTTTTCTTTGCATCCAACAGCGCAAACTGAAATGATTTACTTTCCATTGAATAGTAATTCAAGTAATCAGCATACGTCATTTTAGCGTAAAACGTCAATATCGGAAGAGACGTATTTGTACGCACTGAATAGCCAAGATTCGAAACTGTGATTTCGTTTTCACCGCCCGTAGGTTCTACCCCATTCATTCCATCCAATACAGCCCCGCAAACAGCGTCAAGTGTTGCAGGCGCAAGTAGTGTTTTCCATCCGTCCAATGTTTTTGCATTAGCCTTAGTTATTGCGGTGTGATCTTTTTCAAGAATAAAAACCGACGCAATAGGTTCAAGTAGCGCAAAGCATCCACCTTGACCCCCATAAACATTTGATGTGCATTGTTCCATAATATAATGTTTTTTAACAAACTACATTTTTCATTATTCGTAATTTTTCGAAAGTTATTTCGATAGCAGAGAGTTGATCAAAAAGCTTATTGGTATAATTTTCGCCCCAATGAGCATGATCATTTTTCTTGTATTTGTTGATGATATATGATTCCACATTGTCATGAAAAAATACCTGCCTTATCAATTCCGTTAGAATAGGTCTCAAAATTGGCTTAAAATATTTGGTAATGCAAGTATCTGTGTTTTCGTCCATTGAATCAACTCTTGCGCAAATAAAAATACGCGGACTAATTTCATAAAGTTGATCCTGCTCAAGCCAATTTTCAGTATTTTCAAATGAATCCCAAACTAACCAAACTAATGGGTACTTTATATTTCCATTATCATCATCAAATTTTGTTGATGCAACTAATTCCAGATATGTCCCATATTTGAAAATTGGCATTGCCAAACCTGTTGGGTCGTAAACTTCTCTTACTTTACTGACAATATCAGCAAAAACATCTGGGAAATATCTGAAATCAATCGCGCTCATTATGGCTCTATTGGAGTTGGAACTATTGCGGCAATTACAGCCCCTAATTCGTCAGTTGCCGTCAATACCCACTCGGTAGCAGATACACAAACAGCTTTAAAATTAGTTGTTGCAGGAATAGCCGCCTCAACACCAACGGCTAATGCCCCTGTAACGTTGTTTATTTTTGCAGTCATCGCTTGCGAAGTGGCAACACGAAGATCAAATCCAGTAGCAGAAACAACGCCTTCAATCACCATGCCTATAGTACTTGCACTTATCGCAGGAAGCGTTACGCATCTTGTTGCGCCTCCAGATGTTACAGTAACAAATTGATCACCTAACGCAAGCATTGATGCGGTAGAGGTACTATCAGCAGCGGCGGTAGCAGTAGTTACAAGCCTTCCGATACTATTAAGGATCGTAAGACCGTTGTAAGTTCCCATATTTGTAGCAATACCAGTAGTGCCAATAGCCCAATCGCTTGAAGTAATTGCGGTCGTTCCAGTTCCAGATCCTATGGTTAGCGCGCCAGTTCCACCAGCTCTATATACGGCTGCTGCATTTGCATCGTCATCCTTGGTTGTGATAGTTACAGCTCCGGTTGTTGGCCTTGAAAACGTCACTGTACCTGCACTGGTAGGAACTTCAAAGGCATTACTTACTTTAGCTTCAAATGTGGTAATTTTTGACTTTTGACTTGCCGAAGTGGCTGTAAATGTAACTTTTAGATAATTGTAGTTATTAGGTGAAGTGCTTGAAATTGTTCCATTATTGGCCGTAGTCGTCCAAGTTATGTATGTTCCAATTTCAACCCAAGAACTTGATTCTGTCACCTTCCCCCAAGCCCTGATTACAACATTTGGAGTTGCGTTTATCTGTGTCAATCCGACGGTGAAATATTGCATTTGTGCAAATTTACTTTTACAAATAATATTGAACGTAACGACATCGCTTGCGTCAATTGTATCACTTGCATTTAGGGTAAATTTATCTGGTGTGGTAAAACCTGAAGAAATTACCAGATTTCGATCAGCGGCAATGCTAGTTGCAGCTACTGCAAAAAGCATCAAAATTATTGCAATAAACTTTTTCATTTATATACTTTTAAAAATTATAGACTAAAAATATTTTTGTCATACTTTACAGTAAAAACCCATTCTGGATAATCCTCTTTATTCGCATAAAGGAAATTATAAGCAGAAGCCAATCCATTAAAAGTTCCAGGCAAATCATCGACTTTCATCCCATCTTCGGTAAAGTTTTCACATTCATCAAAACTAAATCCTGCGTAAAGTTTTTGAAATCTTTTCCACGCATTTTCTAACTTGTCAAAAGGCGAAACCCTTTTAGAATGTTCTGCATCAACTTTGACCGTTCCAACTCCTGATAAATGATCATTCTTGTAATATACGTAATTGTAATAAACATAGTAAGAAATTAATGATTCTTTCTGAGTGTTTTTAAATCCAATCCATTTTAAAAGCTGTCCAGTATCAGGATATGTAAACTCTGCACCATTGATTAAGTCAATGAATCGTTGTGTTTGTGGAACTCCAGAATTATTTAAATCAGCCTCAAGAAGTTTGTTCAATTCATAACCTAGCAGATCAATTCTAACCTCATTCTCATACTTAGTAATGGCATTAATTATATCAACAGTATAAGCACCACCATTGCCTGTAATGTTAGGAATGGTGATGTCATTTATAAAATATGATCCGTCAGTTAAATTCATTTAGCTTATTTTTTAGGCCGTCCGGCTTTTTGTTTGCTCAATAACTCATTCAAATGATTGATTTCAGTTTCTTTTTCTGAAATAATCGCGTTTAAATGATTTATTTCAGCAATAAAATCAATTTGTTCGTCCTGAATTATTTTACCAATTTCTTTATCAACAAGGTTTTTTGCAACTGAATAAGACATTTTTTTCTTACTACCAAGCTTAAAACCGGAATGTTCCTTAATGATTTCAACTGTATATCTCATGACAATGATTTTTATTCGTGATTAATCGAACCGATTGCGGTTGCTACGTCAGATACTTTTCTGAAACCACCAGCATCAGCCTCGCGAATCAAAAATAATTCTCTCATTCGAGCTTTAAGGGTTAGCATATCAGAAGTAAATTGAGTTCCAACAGCAGCACGGCTAAGGGTTATTCCCCCTTTGTAATACAACCTCATGTATCGACAGTCGCCAATTACCATTTGATTTGCGTCAGAGAATCCATTTTCTTCGATTACTGCTACGTTTGCAACAACAATTTGACCGTTACCATTTTTAATCATAAATGGAGGCAATACATAGTTGTTGTCCAAGTCTTTTTTAAGCATCATTTTTGAAATCAATGAACTTGGAGCTAAACAGAAGTTTGGAAAATATTTATTCCCTCCTGTGGTTGTGATTGATTCACATACTTTTACGATCAAATCATATTCAGAACAATCCTGAACAGTGTCAGAGTAAGAGGCATAAGCAAATTCAGATACAGAAGGCATTAAACCCTTCATATTATCACCTGTTCCATCACCACGAAGTAATTGAACGTCTTCAACGATCTGAACATTTGTTTCTAAAAACATCTCTAATTCATTTGCAAATGATGCGGAATCTTCAATAATTTCTTCAGAAACAGGAATAGTATCACCGATCTTTTTCAGTTCGCGGGTATATTGTTTCCATTTTGCAGTTGATTCTGGAAATGACGCATTTTCAGCCCTCATAGCAGCACCTCTTACGCTTGTGTCTTCATCCCAATCAGAATAACGAATAACTCCATTATCGTTGTCTCCGGTCATTGAAATTGCACGACAAAGAGAACGCATGGGAAGTTTTCTTACTGCCAATTGACCGATGTCAGGCAAGTTTTGTGAATATTCATTATCAGAAACAGAACCCTTAACGGTAGCGGCTGCTGAAATATCAATAAACACTTCGCCTTTCAGCCCAGTAATTAACTTTTTAAGATCATCTTTTACAGCCACAATAGCATCAACCATTGTTTTTGGTTTTGCTCCTTTAGGTGGGTTTGACTTCAACGCTTCTACGGTTTGCTGCATGTTAAGAAACGATTGATTAGCAGATAAATCATACTTATTCAATGTCGCTTCGATTGCATCAGTTAAAGCGACAACCTTTTCAGCTTTAAATTCAAATTTACCCATCGCGTCAGTAAACATCTGATTAAATGTAGCCGTAAATTCATCAGCCTTAATGTAGCCCTTACCTAATTTTTCTGCTTCTGCCTGTAAATCTGTTTTCATCTTGTCCAAAATTGCCTGTTCTTTGTCGGTTAAGGCAACAGGAGCAATTGCCAAAGCAATACCAGCAACTGCAAATAATCCACCTGAAAAAACGGTAATGACCGCAATTAATCCCAGCACGAAGAATGCAAAAAATGCAAATCTCTTGTTAAACTTTTTTTGAATGTTTCTCATTTTTCTTAAATGTTAAATTAAAAATTATTTAGTATATTTACCCAATTTACTTCAATCTTAGCCCCTGCCTTGGGTGTGGTTTCTTCTTCCTCGAATCTGCCACATGCTACCATCTGAGTAAATGCTTGCATTTCTGAAGGATCAAGCCTATTTATTTTCTTAACCATCCCTAGCTTCTTTGCTTGTTTAGCAGTAAGCCAAACATCAATATCTTTTTCAAACACATCAGCGATTGAGAATCCTGTTACTTCTAGCCATAATGCTGAATCAAATTTTTGTTCCATTTTCGAGCGAAGATCTCTATTTACGCTATTGAGAAATTCTTTTTCTTCATCAGATTCAGCATATCCGCGTGCTTTATGCAGCATAAATCTTGAAACATCAACACACTCAACATTGTCGCAAAATAAAACTAAATAAGCGGCCATAGAAGCGGCAACGCCATCAACCTTTACAATTAAGTTTCCGGTAAATTCCTTTATAGCTGCAATCATTCCCCATCCTGCGAATACATTTCCCCCGGGTGAATTTATCCTGATAGTTGCATCCTTACCTTCAAATTCATTAAGTTTTGTAATGAATTCTTGGGCGACAAAATCCCAAATTTGCATGTATAACAAGATTAAATTTTTCATGTCATTTTATTTTATTGCGTTTGTGTATCACTACTGGTGTTATCATAACTGTTATTTGATTTTTGAAATGTAGATACTGTTTGTTCAAGCACCTTCGAATAGTCCATTCTAACAGTTTCTTTTACCTTCATATACTTACAAATCACTTTCATTAACTTATCTGCTTCTGGTTGTAATGTTTGAATGTATAGTGTGGAAAAAGTAAATTCAGCATCATCAAATTTTGTTTCGCCTCTGAAAAGTTTGTAAGGGTAGTCGTATTGATTGCAAATTCGTTCAGCAGCCCAATTAAGAGATGCCGGAGCGTCTAATTTCCGATTGTCTGGATTAGTATCTAAGACATCGTATGACTTATTCAAAACTGATATTGCATTTTTTTTGATAGAAAACATTGAGTTAAACTTATAGTTGTTTTTCTCAACATCTTTATCGGTCATATTTGCAACGCGGACAAGGTTAATTCCATTGCTATCGCTCTTAGGAGTCAAAAGCATCATGGAAATGCGATTAAAAGCTCCTTGCAATGCTTCGATAGCACCGTTAGATAGCTTTAAAATTTCTTTTATCTGTTTACCCCTGCAAATTGAAAGATAATCATCATGTGAAAAACCAATATCAAAAATCGGAACTAAGACCCCATCGCTATTCAATAAATCTCTAGTTGTGCCATTTTCGTTATATTTAAATCTTCTTATTAATTCAGAAAATTCCGTAACATTGAAAATGCTCTTGTTTCGATGAAAGTCTATGTCGCAATTGTCATTTTCAAGTAGAAAATACGATGATTTCTGAAAATAAAACCATGCTATCCCGTACTGCTTTTCTAGATACAAAAACCTATAAAACATAGATTTGTAGTCTCCAAGTAAATTTGGATTTGAAATTATAGGAGGTATTTGTTTTGATTCGTCAATTTCGCCAGATGAATTAAGCACAACTAATTGACCAGAAATGAATGATTTTGAAAGCTTATTTAAGACAATATCAAGATCAGGAGTAGTTTTCCAGTCAATGTCAGAAGTTGAAAACGGCCAACTCCCAAATTTATCGAAGATTACCTGATATGTACTTTTTCTGAAAATGTCCTTTATATTCATCAGTACGTAATTGTTTGTACAAACTTAATAAATCTTTTGATACAATAATTAATAATATTAAATTATTTTAATATATGTAGTTATTAAATTGTTTTAATAATTGAGAGCTTTTAGTAAATTCAAATAAAAAAGCCGGAGGAATGCTGGCCCCCGGCTTTAAACTAACCTAAATAAACCTAAAACTAAACCCATGAAAAAACCAAATACGAAAGTGAATCCAAATATAGTTATTTATTTTGATTGATGTGATATAAACCCATGACTTTTATCAGGTATTTAGATTGTTTTCGGCATCATATAGGCTTCTTTCTTCCTTCGTATCGAAGTTCTTAAATTTAGTTCCCTCAGCCTGTAAATCACGTTCAAAATTAAACCTTGCAATAGCATCAAAATTATCACAGATAACTACTCCTGATTCATAATAAGACTTGCAAATGTCACATTTACAAAACAAAGTGTTAAATACCCTCTTTCCGACACGATCTAAGAACCATTGTTGTCTGTCCATGACTTAATATAGATTTTCTGAAATTAAAATAGAATCTTCTTCATTTTCACTTGCCTTCTACCACATATAACAAACCCAAGTTCAATATTATCTGGTTGTTGCTCATGCTTTTGCTTGTCGTTTATCCAAATAGCAGCACACAATATAAATTCTTTCTCCATAACTTTAAATACAGTGGACAGAATAAATTGGCTGTCCAATCAAATCAACTCCGATGCAGTAGTATATTTTCATGTTTTTTCAATTACTTTAATTAACCATCCATTCAACCCTTGACATAAATCAATCTTTCCAGCCTTTCTAAGCTCCCGAATTTCATCTTTAACCTGATCTTTCGTCAATTCACTTCTAATGTCGTAGATCATTTCATTTACCCCAATATAATGCCATTTAGATTGATTATGCTTGGCGAATATGTATTGTTCTGTTTTAGTCATCAATCCATCGGTGCTTCCGGTGATTCTCCTATAACCCACATTAAGGCATATTCAACACCTTGCTGGTATGTCATTCCATGCAAATTAGTTTCAGATGTAGCTGCTCTTTCAATTTCTACTTCTATTTCTTCAATTGTTTTCATAGCAATTTAGTTTTAAATTAACTGACTATTTTATAAACTTCTTCAAATGTACTAAGTTTTAAAGGTGCTGACTTGGTAACGAGCAAAGCATATTTATCTGTTTCTCTTGCGCAGAAGAAAATAGGAAATATTTTATTTAACTCATTAAATACACATGCTTCACTTAAAGGAATTAACCTCTTTGTAACGATTATGACCGCACTTTCAAACTCATTGTCTGATCCAATTAAAGTAACCTCAATATGAACTAATGTTCCATCGTTTGACTTTGTTTTAAATTTCTTAGTTAGCATATTGTTAAGTTTTATTGTTATTCGTCAATTTCAGCGTTTGATGAAACGGCAGCCAAATCTACATAATCCTGGCTTATTTCTCTTGCTACCATTAGCATATAACCATCTGTATCGCTCTTGTGTGTGGTGTAATTCATTCCAACAGAGCAAAATATTGCTGGTGCTGAATGAGATGATCCGTGATCAAATTCGGCTAATTCTGGAACCATAAACATTCCTTTATCAATGTCATAAACTAACTTATAACCTTTATGACATTTTTTTATTAATTTTCTAAGTTCTTCAAAGTAGTTACGTGCTTTTTCTTTCTTTGTCATTTTTTAGTTATTTAGATTTAAATAACTCAATGTTCGTTATCACCTCGTATCCGGCACAAAATACTTTTTTCCCTGCTTTAGCCCATCTTCGGATCGTTTCAGGGTTTTTGTCGAGAATCTCAGCGACTTGTTTAGGATTGCCAACAGTTAGCCTGTCGTTTTTTAATAGTCCTATTTTAATCATAGTTCTTTTACTATTTTTTCAATTTTCGACTTTGTTTTTTCCATTGCGGATATTACTGATTCGTACATTTCTGCGTGGGCTTCCTGATCCGCATCCATATTTCTGTAAGTTAAATGGGATCTTCTTAATGTATTTATCAATATCATTAAGATGCTTTTCGCATTTTTTATAAATATCAATTTGATCTTGTGTCATATATTTTATTTCTTTATTAGTTTTAACATGCTGCTTCTTATATCGTTAGCTGCCTTTGTCGATAGCTTAGCGTCGCGCCTCGCAGGAGGCGTGTGGATTGAAACAGCATCTCAAGTGCATTGTCTCTGCTGAAAATAAGGCGTTATGGCGAAACAAATCTACAAACTAAAATTGAATAATACTACAAAAATGTAAAACTTTTATCGGACTGAGACTATATTTATGTGTTTTCTTCGGATCCTACCTTAAACATGCCGTAACGCTTGGAAGCTTTTTTAGCTCCAACTAAACGCCATACTTGCATAAATTACTGAATCAATTGCATGATGAACGCTTGTCCAATCAATTTTATCGGTGATAATTGATCCTTCAGTATCTGTTGACCATCTTAGCTCTTCAAATTGTGCCATTGTACTTTCGCTTCCTTCGAGTATAAATATCTTATCGAATGATCGTAAGTTCTTAACAGCTTCAATTTTAACGTAATTTGGAAGGTTATTTTGTTGTATAAATTCGCGGTAACCTATCACATTAAGACCAAGCGTTCTTAATTTATTAGTGTTTGCCCCATTCGCTGAATCAGCAATACATCCACCAATCCCAAATTGATGCTTTTTGTTGAGTTGTGGGCATTTATAATATAGGATCGAGTAAATATCGGCATAGCTATTACTTAATACTATTTGATAGCCCGAATTGCCGTCATTGTCCGTGTAAAGTTCTTGGTTAGTGATATTGCAATTACCTTCATAGATCTTTTTAATGTATAGCGACCCGTCGGCAAACCAAAGCTCATGAATCGAATGAGGGTCTGCATTTGTATTGTTTTCTCCGGAGTTGGAATAGTCCATTCCGTAAGAGATAAATGTTGCATAATCTGGGATTTTGTCGGTCATCATTAATTTATCGGAAAATACGCCACCCTCAAGTGATCCAATCAATCCACAGCCATACACTTTCCACCAGTTTGCCCAATATGCTGATTTAATGTTATCCGCTTTTGAAATTTCAACATCGGGCAAATCGGCATTAAAATAAGCTCTTGCTTTTGCTTTTTCAATGTCTCTTACAATTGCTTCATTTAAAGATTCATTATCCCTGTATGTTAATGTTAACCATTCAGCGTCAGGCTCTACCTGTTCATTTAATTCTTTATGTACCCAAAACCGAATTGTAGGGTTGAAATCAAGCCAAATTACTCGTTCCGTCCGACTTGCTAATTGATGATATGTTTCAAATGAAATTCGATTACATTCGTTAATGTACAGGACATGCCTACGTGGCCCTCTTACCTTACCTTCCTGATCAACAGAGAAGAATTCAATGAATGATCCATTTGAAAACGTATATGTAAGTAGTGTTTTATTGTAATTTTCTTTTACCCATCTTCCTGTAACTCGCATTATTTTTAAAAAGTCCTTAAGCGCGCCTTTTCGGATGTGCGGTATTGTTGCAGACACAACAGATATTTCTGAAAATGGATTTTTTATTGCGTCGTCGATGAGTATTGGCAATATCCCGTATGTTTTTCCGGCAGATGTTCCGCCTGGGACAATCCTAATTCTTTTTTTTAATACTCGTAGTTTTTTTATCGCTGTCGTATAACGAAATCCGTCGATGCTATTTACATATTTATTATTCATCGCCAAATAGTGGTTGTTCAAATAGTGGTGTACCGTTCTTTCCGGTCAATTCAGTACTGGATTTTTCTACAAAATCATGGCAGTTTATCAATACAAATTTTGTCATTGTAGCGTTAAGCCTATCGCCTACACCGTATTTAACTAATTTTAATTCCTGTATTTTTTTGGCCTTTTCAATTAGCTTTAAAAACGACGTGAATTTTGTTGATAAATATGCAATTAGTTCAGGATACAAGTCTTTTTCAATGATTAAAAACTCTTCGAAGAACATGTGCCCTTTATCTTCGTTTTCGTCGTCTTTTTCTTTCAGCCAGTTAATCAACTCAATTCCCAAATCTGTCGCTTTTTTTTCAGTCCATTTTTCTTTTGGCTGATAATCTGATGAAAATTGCTTTCCGTCTGTTGGTTTTATATTTTTATTTCCGCCAGGCATTTTATAGTGATTTAATCCAATTTGTAAAATTATAAAAAGTTTCCTTATTATAGTCAACCGATGTGAATTCTATTTTTCCATCAGGATTAAAGTTTCCTGAACTAAAAACATTTACTAGATCGCCATTTTCTTTTTCAATAAATGCCATTTTCGTATGCGTATTTAATTCTTTAAATTTTATATTATTGTTTTTTAAGTGATTATATGAACCGACTACCATTTGGCGGATTGAATCGCTGATTAATAATTCATAATCTTCGATGTAATTTTGATCTTTCAGCGCAATTAAAATATATATGTCTTTTTTGCTGATCCTGAAAGTTGTCACATGTAGATATTTTATTTTAATGTCGGTATTAAATAAAATAACGTCTAGTATTGAAATGCCGTTATTTTGGACAAAAGTAGTCTTACCCTCTTTGTTAAAGCTATTAAATTTAGCTTTTGATTTTTTAATCAGTCCGGCCAAATCTATACTTTGTTTTGTTCGCGTATCTTTAAACATTTGATAATTTTTTCGTAAGCGTTTTTATCATTGTATATGCTGTAAAATTCGTTTCTAGCATTAATTGATGGGTTTGCCGATGTTTCACATATAAAATAATTATCTCCAATTTTGAAAAGTAACATCTTTAAATGATTTTTACAAACAATCACTTTCTCAAATGATTTTTCAGCCATATTAAATATCTCCGGCTTTCGTTCTTTCACCACATCGGACAAAAATAGATACTTTTGGTTAATATGATTAACCTTTTCAATTGATCGCACGTCAATTCTTGAACACAAAATTATTAGTTCATCTATGAGCAAATTTTGCAAAATGTCAACTGATGAGTTGTTTAAAGTTGTTAAAATGCTCAAAATAGTTCCATTTTCAGGAAGCGCAATGTTGCCAATAAATTTATCAATAATCAAAAATTCAGTTTTTAAAATATTTGTATCAATAACAAAATCAACTTCATATTCCTTTTGAACTACCTTGGAAAAGTCTTTTTTGATTGAATTCTCATTGATCTTCTTTTTTGGCTTAAACATTGCTATAAATTTCTTTAGTTTCTGCTTTTGCCCAAACTGATACTAAATTTTTACCGTTTTTTAATGTGTCGAATGTAGTTTCCATTTTGCAAAGTTTTTAATCGTCCTACTTTGTTGTAGTTTGATAGATTAAAGATAGTCAAAAATAGTAATACGGTTCAAATTATATAGTTAAATATTACAATTTATTTACCTTTAATTGTCTGCCTCAAAATTAGATAATGTTTTAGAAATAATAGCGTATTTGAGTAGAAAAACATGTTCTTTAGCATTTATACTAAAATAATTAATAAACCGCTTGGAGTGTATTAGTATAAACACTATCTTTGATCACATAATCACAAATACAAAACATCATGGTAACTATTAAAGAAATATCAGAATTTATCTACAACATAATCATGGATGATGACTCAATTGAAACTGATACATCAATCGGATTGAGAGTTATGGATGCGGAATATTCTAAAGACGGAATTGAGGTAATGAACTCAAATAGATGGGATGATGGAAATGACACAGGCGAAGAATTACCCGGTGCTTCTTGCCTTAATATACATATGCACGGAAGATATTTCGATGCTGAAGAAATTGAAGGATATTTGGTTAAGACTAAATATTATCATGGGATGGGCGATACTCTTTCTTTAATTGTTGGCGATTCGCATCAAGGAGGAGAAGATAGCTTTGAAATAGTTATCAGTAACGCAATAATTATAAAAGTAATTTGCAAACTTGAAGATATTGAATTTTAAGGCATGACAATAAATGAACTGAAAAAAGAACTTGGCTTAACCAATACGGATATAGCCGAGTTATTTGACTTGTCGCCGATTGCATACGCAAATAGCAGCGCAAAAGTCCGCTATGAGTCCGCATTATGCAAGTTTTATGAGAAAGTCAAAGAGAAAGTCAAGCCCGCTGAACAGAGCGACTTAAATAACCCATAACGGTGGAAGCTACCGGCACGGCTGGATACGTAAAGAAACAATATCGAGCCGCTACAATGCTGATGCGAGAACTGAACTTGAATAACCGATACTGCCATACTTGACATATAGTTGGTGTTAACTGCTGGGCTTTGATGAAAAATAATTACGAAATATCGAAAAATAATTGTAAAAACGCTTGGAGTGTATTAGTATAAACACTATCTTTGATCACATAATCATACAGCACACGGAGTTCGCCAAACACTCATCAGAACATGGCTTCGCAAATTGAAACAGTATGCTTTGTTTAATGTGACTATCTTAACAGATAACTGTTGCAAGTCAGTATAAACACAGAGCAGACAAATTTATTCACAATTTAAAACTAAACAAGATGGATTACGAAAAATTAGATGAAGTTGCCGCAAAATTGGAAATGAAATATATTCCAGAAAGTGCAAAAGGAAATTTAGAAGCAAAAGAAATTTTAGCCATTACTCAAGCGTATCGAATATTGAGAATTTCGGTACAGTGTCCTTATTGTAAGAGCTATAATGTAGATTCGACAAAAACAGAAGTTACAAGAAATTATTGTAGAAGATGTACTCACTTTTTTTAATTTTAATTGACCGTTTCAAGTCGGAAAATACAGAGTGACCGGATTAAGTTCCGGTTTAATGTAACCAATTTAAAAACTTTATATCATGAAAATTAAATCTATTGAATCAAGATTAGAACGAAAGGGCTATTCAGTTAGCTATTGTCCAAGACAATATAAAAAATGCGGATTTGTTTTAAGACTTAACGGTTTTATAAAACATATCTTTGATAGCCCAAACCAAGCCGCAAAACATTTTGGGTTTATCAATTAAATTTATTCAGGCTGCGAAGGTCGTTCCCATCTGAGTCTCGAAGCTCAGGCAGCCGCAAAAAACTAATATTAATCAGTAAAAAATAAACAAGATGAAAACTTTTGAAGTATGTGAAGGAATTAAGGAAACAACAAAAAATATCATTGTTGATCTTGATTTATATTTTGGTCGTGAGAGATTTTATGCCGGAACTATTTCGGGTAGGGTTATTCGTTTTTCAAAAGAAGTTTACCCAAACTTATTTCAGAAATGGAATGATCACTATGACTGTGAGATAGATATGCTTATTGCTCGCTATAATGATAACGAAGAGTTGAAAGGTGTTTCAATCCAGAAAAAAGGATATTTAATTCAATAATTCTTAATATTAATCCATAAAAAACTAAATGCTATGAAAATAACTGAAGCACCTACAAAATTACTTCGTTCGTTTAATGGTCTTGAAGCTCGCACAATAACAACCAGAAGCGGCCAAACGTTTGAAATTTGCACGATAAAAAGATACTCCGGCAATTTAGTAACAACAGCAAATAAAAACGATGTTGAGGATTCAGGAGCTTGTATTGTGTCGCATGTTGGCGAAACATTTCTTTCTGTTAATCATGGGAAAGTTAGATGCACTGAAAAAACAGTAATAGCAGCTCATTTCGAGGCTTTAGAATTATTAGAGGCAAAGATCAAAGAAACCCCGCTTGTTGAGATAAAAAACGAAGTTCCTGAAGTTGGCGATATTTTGTTTTTGGATGGTTATTCTTGCTACAAAGGTAGCACCGGTAACAAATGGATAATTTATAATATTTGTAAAAATGGCCGATCTTATGACTGTATCGAGATGGACACTTTGGAATTAAGGGTTAAGGATTATGTAAGACCGTTTAGTAAAAAATTAGGCATAGGCGTTTACTTTGAAAAAGGACATAATATGTCAGCTTTTGGTATCGACTCTGAAAAATTGGCTCAAATGCTTATTGATGCTAAGGAAGTAAAAAAAGTAGCTGACGAAAAAAAACGTATTGAGAATGAAGCCGCAAAAAAAGCATCAGAAGAAAATGCCGAATATTTAGCACAATTTATTCAGGCTGACCGGAGGAAAACAACATCAATTATAAAATCTCATTGTTTAAAAACTTGGCCGATTTCAAAAATTGAAGTATTAACGGAAAATTATTCAGGTGGTAGCTCGATGGATGTTACATATTATGCACCTCAAAAAATCGAAGCTCTTGAATCGTTTATCGATAACTTTCAATACGGACACGTTGACGGTATGCAAGATATGTATGAATATTCAAATAGTCAGGATATTATCGTAGCTGGTCACATTTTACAGCAATACAAATATGTCAGAGTAGAATTTGAAGAGTCGGAAGAACCGATAAAAAACGAGTTTAAAAAA